TCTTCCGATCTGGGTTTCAATGTATTTCTGTTTCATTTCAAACTGATATTCACCGGTTTCAGCATTAATGACTTCCAAGTCGTGTCTTACACTGTCTCTCATATGCTCCATATCATTGGTTATTGACTTTAATGTTGTTGTCACATTCAGATAACTTTCCTTGAAAACACGTTTGAATGTGAGTATCTCCTTCAACTCTTCGGCACTTGCAAAGGTCTTGTCATATATCTCCTCAACCTTTATGAGCTTCTCTTCCTTTTTCTTCTGGTCATAAGCCTTTACCTGACTGTCAATGTTGGCATTTGCCTCATCTACAAGTGCAATCAGTTCCTTTACCTGGTCTTCAAACACACTGTATGGTTCAAGCATCATCTTCTTGACATCTTTCTTTCCGTCATTCAATGCCTTGCTGAACTTATTAAGTGCTGCCCTGTCAGCCTTTGCTTCCTTTATGTTTTCATCCGTGTACACCAATGACTTGTACACGTTTGCCTTTTCAGTAACTTCTTTTTTTAATTCCTCAAAGTTCCAATCAATGTGCTTTAGTGCATTATCCATTGTTGGATTGTAAATTTTTAATTCCATCTTTTTGGTATTCCTCCTGTTTTAAATTTCCGGCAGAATGAGAGCCGGCTTTTTTCTTTTTTTCACAAGCTCCATGAACTCCCTTTCTGACCTTTTTATTATTTCAATGTCTTCCTCAACATCTGCCCTTTCAATGTGATAATCCTTTGTGATTAGTCTTATGCTCTTATTCCACACACTCTTTATCTGTGCCCTGAGTTCGACAAACTCATATTCCGTCACCATCAGGTAATGAAGCACCTGTATGTAATAATTGTCCGGGATGTGTTCACCATCCCATTTTTCCTTGTGCATTGAACCAAAAAGCTCACTGGTCTTGCATTCAAATATGCCCTTCCTCCCGGTTTCAAGTTCTGTTAGTTCTCCATCAAGTGATGCGTGAGCAAACGGATACTTGTCATTGAGAAGCATGTTATCACCAAAGTATTCAACCTTGTATTCCGGGTGGTCCAATGCAAATATTGCTCTTATGTGTTCCTCTGCCCTGCTTCCATATATTACATACGGTTCATTTGATATGTCTCTTGGTTTGGTTATTCCAACCATTTCATTCCAAAACTCCACATTGTTCTTGTATGGATTAAGTCCCAACACTGCTGCTGCATCAGAACCACCTATCTTTCCCTTTCTTGCAAGAAGCCATTCAGGTTTACTTGCAAATTTCTTTCTTGTAACCATTTCTAATCAACCTGTTCATTAAGAATTTCATCTGTACAGTGCATTAATAATGTAACCAGTATCACCATTCCCAGAGCCACAAGTAACTGCCCTGCCTTGCTGTCTACCTCAATCCAGCCATTGACTAACATCACTGCTCCTGTTATTACTCCTATTACCACGTTCTTGAATCCGTTAAGTACTCTGTACTTTTCGGCAATAATGTGGTAATCTTTAAGTGGTTTATTTTTGCAAGAGCTTGAATGTAGTGGTGTATATTCAGGCTCTTTTCTTTTTACTTCTGTTACTTCAAGTCTTTTGTTTGTTTCCATTGTTTCTTTTTATCCTCCTGTTATTTACTAATTGTTTTGATTATGTCCACCAATTCAATCACCCCTTTCTCTTTTGCGTAGATTATAATTATGGAAAGTATTCCCTAATCTCTTTAAAATTTCTTCTGCTTTTTCGTTAGACACTATGCAATCATCATGAATGATTATTTGTGTTCTTCCGATATTAAATTCCTCTACTACCATCCCCTAACCTCCTTCTGTTCTTTTTAATACGATATGTTTATTTGAATTTGTCCTATTCCTACTTACATTTTGATGAAGTAATCCATCACAATTATTAATCACGTTCCAGCACAGCCCCTATTTTATTTCTTTTTATCTTCCATTGTGGTTTCTCCTAAAACTGAAAATCTCTTGTATAAAATGTGTGATACCAAATTCTTAATGCCCGCTCGTTCTTGTACCATCTAATAAAAGGTTGGTAGTCTGCGTGTCCTCTTTTTTTTCTCTTAATGCTCCAGCCGTTACTGTGCTTTTTGAATTTTAATGTCATTGTATATCCTCCTATAATTTCCACAGCGCCTGCACAATCAAGGCATTGACTGTTAAGCCTTTCTTCTTTGCCAGCTCCTTTAACCTCTTGTGTAACTCCACTGGTATTCTTATTGTTGTCTGTATCATTCTGTACTCCTTTCGTTTTGGTATCATAATGATACGACTTTTACCGAGGTTTGTCAACATTTTTCGGCTAATTATTTCTTCACAAATTTATTTTTCCACTCATTAAATCTGGTAATAACGCATCTCTTAATTCTGACAAATACCGATTTTCTTCTTGATTTAAATAGTAGATGTGTTGCTTCCAACTATTTAATATCATTATTAAAACGCTAGACAAAATTTCCTTACTTGCATTTTCAAACTTTATTTCATTTTTATTTTTTGATGTAGCAAAATAATTGTGCTTAATGATTGGTTCTGCTCCCAATTTTTTTAATATTTCATTAAATTCCTTGTTGTCTTCAGCATCTTTTTTATATAAAGTAATATCAAAGCCCATTGACTTAGCCAAACTTTCATTTAGTGTCAATTTACACGCATTCTTTTCTTTGACTATTCTGTTGATGTCCTTTGTTATTTCTTCATAACTCCTATGAATATTTTCTTCATAAACAATCTCTATGTAACGTCCAGCCAATAAGGTATACTCGTTTTCTTCCATCTCATTAATTGATACATTTTTGCAATATCCCGGAATGCTTTTACCCTCAGATATACACTGTAAAACTTCAATTATTGTCTCCTCTGAAAAAACCTTGTATTGCTTTTTATAAACTCTATTTGTATGAGCCTTGCCACCATACTGTCCTCTTTGCTCACGCTCTTCTATTTGATATTTTTCTTTTAAGTCAATAAATTCAACTGTTGCTGTTGCCTTGTGCTTGTTTAATACCAAAATACACGTTCCAACTCCTGTAGCTTCAAACATATTGTCGGGGCACACTATAACTGCTTCAACGTAATTTTTACAGATTAGCTGTTTGCGTATTTCCTTTTCTTCTTTTGACTGTAAAACTGATTGTGGAAGAATAAACACACATTTATCTGCTTTTTGCACACCCGACAAAACAAATGCGAAATTTGCATTACTATCTGGTGGCACGTCAAACTCTGCAAATCTTGGTTGAATTTGTGCAAATGGTGGACTTTCCCATTTTAAATTAAATGGTGGATTCGATATCAACGCTTTCATTTACTACCTCCAATTTCCCAAATCTTATTCCTTTTTTTATCTTGAATGTGTTAAAAATTTCCTCGCTTAATATGTCTGCGTGATACACAATACATTCAATGTTTCTAACTGCCATATTGAATAATAGAAATGGAATAACATTTTCATCTAATTCATATAATTCAAATTTGGCATTATGATTTAGATTCCACATTTGAATTGTCAAAGCCCCACTTCCTGCACACATATCAATTACTTGTTCACTTTCTCCTGCAAGCATTCCTGTTAACCTTGCCAATGAAACTGGTGTGTAATCCTGCTTTTTTTCTTTTCTGTCTGCCAAATAATATTGATATATTTGTTGAAGCCAGTCTTTTGATAAATCATTGGAAACTAATTCCGAAAATTTTTCGTATATGTCGTTTCTGTTATCTTTAACAACATCAAATAATTTTTCGGTTATTTCATTTGCGTTTTTTACATTCAATAATTCAAGCGTTTTGTTTAACAATTCTGTTAAATCCATTGGTTTCTCCTCTTTTCTTTACGTATCGTGTTTCACTTTCCGTAATATTTTACGTATCGTGTACTTATTCAGCAAAAAAAATTTCTTCAACTGTTTTGTTATAGTAATTAGCTATTTTTAATTTAAGAGGATCTCTTGGAACTCTTTCACCTGCTTCATACATTGCAATAGCTGATTTGCTTACACCAATTGCGTTTGCAACTTCTTCTCTTTTACGTTCCCCTCTTAGTTCTATTAGTCTTTGTCCTATAACTTTTGTATTCACTTTATCACTTCCTTTACTTTTTTTAATAATATGTTATAATTAATTTAATCACTTGGGCGACTTAGCAGGAATGTTAAGAAGTGTCGCCCTTGTGTGTCTTTGTTATTTACCGCCCTACTTAGTTATTTAAGTAGGGCTTTTACTTTTTCTTTTGCTTTCTCCAAATCTTCGCTTTCTTCCAAGATTGCTAAGATTTTTCTTGTTTGATTTTCTTCTGTCGTTTGTTTTAATAATTCTGCTAAATTCATTTCTTCGTATTCCATTTCTTTTCTCCTTTCCTGCATCTCCTTGCTACTCTTATATTGTACACGTTTTGTGTACCTATGTCAACCACTTTTTGTGATTTTTTTGTTGTTTTTTTTCACATTTCGTGTATACTTATATTAAGATATAAAAAAGGAGGTCTTCTTATGAATAATTTTTCTGATATGCTAAAATATTTACGCAAAAGAGAAGGGTTAACTCAACAGGAATTGGCTAAAAAGCTAGATATTTCAAAAAGTACTGTTAGTATGTACGAAAATGGAAACAGAGAACCTGATTTTGAAACCTTAGAAACTATTGCTGATTTTTTTAACGTTGATATGAATTTTTTAATGGGAAAACCATCAAATCCTTTCCCAGAAGTCAACACTCTTGCAGCACACTTTGAGGGTGAGGAATTTTCAGAAGCAGAAATGGAAGAAATTAAAAACTTCGTTGAATTTGTAAAGAATAAAAGAAAGTAGTCCTTTTTATGGGACACCTAAAAAATTATACTCTAGTGGGGAGGTGATTTCTTGAATAAATTAGAACAATTAGAATCAGAAGCCTGCGAGGATGGTATAAAAGTTGTAGATTATTCTTTTGACAGCCCTAACATTAAAGGATTGTACTGTGACGGTGTTGTTGGTATAAGTGATAGTTTGGAAAACTCTACACAGAAACGTTGTGTTTTGGCAGAAGAGATGGGACATCATCATACTTCTAACGGGAATATATTAACTATGAGTTCTGCATCCAATCGCCAACAGGAGCATAGAGCAAGGCTTTGGGGGTATCAGAAATTGATTGATCTAGACAGCATTATTGCAGCTTATGAGAACCACTGCACTAATTTTTATGAGACTGCTGAGTTCTTAAACGTAACAGAGCAGTTCCTGGCAGACACCATAAACGCTTATATGCATAAATATGGTTGCTACATAAAGCACAAAAATTACATTATTGAGTTTGGATATAATTCAGTTGGTGTGATTAAGAATTTTTGACATAAGAAAAAAGACTAACTAAAAGCACTTTGAAAATATAATATGCTTACCAGGGGAACCGAAGGGGCGGTTGGCTGGCTTCTGTATTCTACGAAAGGAGCTGATGCCAATGGTTACATATGGAGATTTATTCGAATTTGTAATTATGCTTTGCGCTGTTATAACTCTTGTATTAGCTATCATTAATGCAAAAAAGTAACGTCCTCTCTCTGGTAAAGGTAGACGTTACTTCTTAACTTACTATCACAACCAGAAGCTAGGCTCAATCTAGCTTTCGGTTCTCTTATTAAGTATATTATATCAAATCGAAGCATTTAGTCAACGTTTAGTCAATACTTAGTTAATATTTAGTCAACATTCAACCCCCTCGAAATCGAAGGTTTTAGAATCTAAAATAAAAGAGCCAGCCACTAAGGACCAGCTCCAAAGTGATACAATATCACCATAGACAAGTCATATTGTATCACATAATGGAACATCTGGCAAAGGCTGGGTGTTATTTTTGTACCTATTTTTTAATAAAATCAAATATAAAGGAGTGATATACTATGGCTTATTGTATTTATTTAAGAAAATCCAGAGCTGATAGAGAGTTAGAACTGCAAGGTTTTGGAGAAACATTAAAACGTCATAGAGATACATTAATTGAATTAGCAAAAAAGAAAAATTTGCCAATTGGTGAAATCTATGAAGAGGTTGTTTCCGGTGACAGCATTGCTGCAAGACCTCAAATGCAGAGATTACTCAATGATGTATCTGATGGGAAATGGGAGGGTGTTCTTGTTATGGAAATCGAGCGTCTTGCCCGTGGTGATACTTCTGATCAGGGAATAGTTACCAAGACGTTTACTTATTCCAATACCTTAATCATTACCCCGATGAAAACATTTAATCCCACAGATGAATTTGATCAGGAATATTTTGAATTTGGCTTGTATATGTCAAGAAGAGAATATAAGACTATTAAAAGAAGATTGCATGCTGGAATGGAAGCAAGTTGCAAGGAAGGTAATTACATACATCATACACCACCATTTGGATATTCCATTGTAAAGAACAAAAAATCCAAAGGTTATAGGCTGGAACCTAAGCCGGGAGAAGCAGAAATTGTAAAGTTGATTTTTCAATGGTATACAAAGGGAATTCTAAAAGAAGATGGCAGTTATGAACTTTTAGGGACAGCTCGTATTGCAGACAAGTTAAATTCTGAATATTCAATTAAACCCTTAGGTGGTGTTTGGACCATTCCAACAATATCTACCATGCTTAGAAACGAACATTATTTAGGATATATTGTTTTTGGAAAAAAGAAGCGAAAAAAGGTTGTTGAAAACGGAATTATCGTCGATAAATGGACACGTAACGAATCCTATGGACTATACAAAGGAAAGCATCCTGCTCTTGTATCTCAGGAAACATTTGATTTAGCACAGGAAAGATTAGCTAAAAATCCAAGAAGACCTTCAAAAACGATAACCAATCCACTTGCTGGTGTAATAAAATGTGGTATGTGTGGAAGAAGTATGTATAGAAGACCTTACCAAAAAAGAGGTCAGTCCGCTTCACTAATATGCTCTGAAAAAACATGTCATAATGTGTCTTCTGCTTTTTACCTTGTTGAAGATGCTTTGTTAACTGCCATTAAGGAATGGATTGATGGATACGAAATAAAGGAAGAAGCAAATAAGTATGACACTTCTGTTTTGGAATCCAAGACAAAACTCTTGGAAGAACAGCAAAAGCAATTAATAACATACAAAAATCAGTTGACAAAAGTATTTGAAGCTTATGAGAATGGAATATATGATAGTGATACCTTTCTAAGCAGACAAAAAACTGTCTCTGAAAGCATTTCTTCTACAGAAGACGCAATTATTAAGCTTAATAAAGAAATAGCAAATGAGAGGGAAATAATTAGCCATCAGGAAGAGATTATACCAAAGGCTAAAAAGATTTTGGAAATCTATAAAACTTCTGATGATGTTCAATTGAAAAATGACTTAATGAAGTCTATTCTGGATAAGGTTGTGTATACCAAAACTGCCAACGGACACTTCAAAGGCCAAAGACAAGATGATTTTAAGCTAGAGCTATTCCCGAAACTGCCCAAGAACAAAGGGGATTCTAGCGAATGATATAGTCGAACCACCAACGAACTCGTAGTTTAACTATATCATTAGTATAAAGGGGACTATTTTAGCCCCCTTTTATACTTAGTTTCTTCTTTATTATAATAGATACTTGGCTTTCATATATCCAACTACACCCTTGTACTCAACTTTTGTTTTATTTGGAAGCTTTTGTGTTTACATTGTACACCCAACAATCATATCCCATTATATGGTAGAACTTGCCCTGAACCTTATCTACTGCAAGTCTCTGACCTTTTTTGAACTTGCCAAGGCTCTTAGTTCTTGCTAAGGCTTTTGGAGCTTTCCTCTTGTGACATTTCTTTGTAGTCTTGATGTACTTAATTGGCTTCTTAATCAAGAATAAATACTTAACATACTGCTCCCATTTAGCACGAGTTGTTTTTTCGCACTCTTCGGAATCATTATATGGGTCATAAATATAAATGTGATCTTTTGTGACTTCACGGATAAAGACGTAATGGCCAGATGTTGTCCAGATGCTCTTGCCCATACAGGCTATACCAATGTACTTGCCTGTTCTAATCTTCTTAAGGAAATCTGTTACAACTGAATTATTCTTTTTACCATACAGTGAAGTATAATTTAATTGTGTTGAATTAGCATAACCATAATGCTTCAATGCCTTGACCATACCTGAATAATATGTACCAGATCCGTGACAACTGCAACCATTATCTTCCATCCACTTTGCAGTCTTTGCAGGAGAGATGGTTGGATCTAAGTCATACACAGCATCTGCAATACTTGTAGGACCACACCCCTGTGCTGATATTGTACCACCTGAATAATAATTGTTTTTCCATTTTAAATCTTTCTGCTTAAAATTCTTGTATCCCACTTTTATACCTCACTTTCCATCACTTCAATTCCATATTCTTTTGCACATGTATGCTCAATCTTACATCCTCTGTATTTCTCCCAATCTTTACAGAAATATGCAATATCTGCATCTGCCAAAAGTTCCAAGCTCTTACCTAAAAACCACAATGGCTTTGCATTATGTGGTACATTTTTAAAAAAGCTATCAATGATTTCTACATCCTCATTGTATGTTTCTTTAATTCTATTAACTGCTTTTGCCCTCTCTTCTTTAATCTGTTCATCTGTTTTGTCTCTCATTGGCTGACTTATAAATACTTTCATTTGTCTATTCCTCCACTTCCGGCAATCCTGCAACACTTGTTAACATACTAACCACTCCTGCTGTTGCAGAAATTCCAATTATTGAAACCCAATCAAGCTCTGTGATTAAATTTCCAACAGTAATTAATGATACTGCTGTCTGTGCCATTGTTTTTACAGCTCTAACACCTGCTGCCTTAATCCATTTCTTTGTCTTGTCACTCATTCGTTTACTCCTTTCCCTGCTTCATTGGCAGTTCCTTTACTCTCTTATAAATCTCTGATCCTGTTCCATTTCCGCCCAGTGCGTGATATGCCTTGTATAAATGTTCAAAATCATCCAAGGCTTCAACTGATATGTGCTCCTGAGCTATGTACTGTTTTCCCAGCGTGTATATCTTGTTATGCAAAATTGCAATAACTCCGTCCTTAATTAATTTATATGATGAATTTTTTAATTTGACATAATTAACTGCACTAACAAAAATTGCACCAATTAATGAAGGAATCCCACACAAGGATAAAATCTGATAAAGTGTCATATTTTTTTCCTCGACTTTCTCTGTTTTTGGGTATAAAAAAAGACCTTGCGGTCCTGCTCTAACAATCATATTTTTTTCCTTTCTTATTCTTCCGTTGTTTCTTCTGATTCGTTATAAAGTTTATAGTTTACTGTAACTTCATATCCGCCACTACCCTGATAAGATACATAAAACTGTAAATCATTAAGTAATGATACATCATAACGCTTTCCAGTGGTTACGTTTTCTAGTGCTGGTTCATCTTTTAGATTTGTTAAAGAGATACCTATATGAAATGCTGGAAGAGTATCTTCATAAATACCCCTTACAAGTTTACCAAATTCAATGTATTTAAACTTACTAACGTCTATAGAGTATATGTCGTGAGGTATGCTACTGTCATTATAACTTGTTTTTGCAAGCATTATTCCTTCGTGTTCTATTCCAAGAGTTCTACACATATCAGAATATTTTACAGTCATATTTTTAATTTGATTTGTAGTTGTGTTATTAATGGCATCAATCTGACTTAAAGCTGTACTATTAATGGCATCAATCTGACCTGTAGCTGTGTCATTAATATTCTTAATTTGTGTATATGTTTTACCCTCAATCGTTCCTATCTGATTTGTAGCTGTGGTATTTATATTCTCCAACTGTTGATTTGTTACATCTGTAATCTTATTAATCTGACTTGATGCTACTGTATTAATTCCTTTTGTCTGCGATTCTCCTGCGGCAACCGCAGAACTGTTTATAGCTTCAATCTGTGCCCGTACTGTGTTGTTAATATCTCCAAGCTTTGCATTCGTGACATTGGCTATGTCTTCCATCTTTGCAGTTGTAAGTGTTGCTATGTCATTGCTTTTTGCTTCAACCAAGGAATCTATTCCCTTGTTTTTTGCTTCCACCAGAGCGTTAATGTCTCCTATTTTGGCATTTACTATTGAATCAATGTCGTTCATTTTTGCTTCTGTTAACTTCTCTACTTCTAATTTGTTATTCTCCGTAGCATTTAAATATTCCTTTGCCTTATTTGCACTATTCTCTGCGTCAGTTGCTTTCTCCGATGCTTTTTCTAAATATTCACCATTAATTTCTACCTTATCAGTTGCTTCTTTAACTAATGCCTTTGTATCACACATTATTTTGATTATCTGATTGTAAATATCCGGTGTAATCTCATTTACAACATCTACCGGAACGCCTTTCTTTACTTTCTGACATACAATTGTTGAAGTAATTCTTCTACCTTCTGAATTGTCACCAAAAACTCCAATGTAAAGCTCACATTCTTCCCTAAAAAGCCAATCAGGTAATTTTTCTGCTGATACAACATCCTTTTCAACAAGCACTTTTACCGAATCACTTATACTATAATCATCTACATATATTACGGCTGTTTTTGTATATCCGTCCCATTCAGAAGAAAAATCAAACTTAATTTCTTCCAAATTGGAAGTTCCTGATATTAAAGACTGCTGGTTAACAATATGCGCCTGTTGTCCTTTTATCTCTATGTTTATGTTCATCTTTTTCTCCTTTAATCCACCATCCATACTGCATGAACTGGTATGCACAGTCCTATTGAAATTTTTAAAGGTCCAGAAAATCCATAATAATTAAAAGATACTTTGCCCCCTGGATTAATTGTCATCATCCATCTGGCAGTTGTCTTATTTTTTATATCTCCTTGTTGAATAGACCATACATTGCGAGAAGGCCACATATCCTCAGGAATGTTTCTAAACAAACTATCATGATCTGCAAAACTTGTTGAATTTGTTATAATACCCACCAATTCTACAGTTTTCCCAACTCTTCGAATTCTTGGTGCATCACTTGAAGACCATGCAGATATACCATTCCCACATTCAACCGGTTTCCAGCCTGTATCATATACTTCTCCGGATGTTTCAATAAGGGTTAACTCCTGCCAATCCTTCCAGCCGGCATTTTCATAACGCTTATAAATCACATTGTTCTTTACATCGGGAATAAATATCTGAAACTTAGTTGATGTTTCCCCTTCAACATAAAGCATTCCCCAGTTAGTAACAGGTCTGTTTGTTCCTTCTGTTGTCTTTATGTGATACACTCCATTTTCTGTTAATGTATTCCAATCTACTGCTGATGTTATGGTTTGTGATTTCACATAACTAGGTAAATCTGTTAAGTCATTGTATGAACCTGTAAAAGCCACCGTCTTTAAGTCTGTAAAGAATTTCTTTATTTTTCCAAAAATAACCTTATGTGTTTCTCCTGACAAAATATTTTCTCTTTTTGATGCTGTCTGAAAAGCAACAATATTACTGTCACTATTTCCATCCTTTGAAAGCTTCTTGGCAAGCTCCTCATTATTCTTTTTCAATTCACCATCTATGCTGTCTGCATTTTCATTAAAAACATCAATATCATAAAACTCATCTCCATCCGGTTTCTTTAACTGCAAATACTTTGTTTTATTAATCATCTTGTGCTCCTTCCTTCTTCAAACACTTCTTCTCTTAATTGAATGTGTGTATACTTCTTTAATTCCTCGTGTGTAAACTTTGATAACTGATTATTCTTGTTATAAAGCAAAGACAAATCAATTAACAGATTGCTTGGGACAACCCTGTCCAACAATTTAGCCACATCAGAAAGCACATTCTTTGATGTTAAGGCAACCCTGACTGTTAACACATAATTATTGGCATCCAACTTTACTGAGTAATTAGGACCTTTACTTTCATCATTACCACATATTACCGCCAAAGTCTTTTCCAAGGACCTTACAGTAAAAGGTCGTTGCTCTGTAACAATTCCCAATATCTTCAATCGTCTTTCTTCCAATGTATACGTGTCCTTATTGGATATTCCAAGCATTCTCTCCCAATGTTCACATCCCTGTTCATCCAAACTTTCAATGAAATTATTGTTCCACATTTTTTCAAGTGCTTCCCACAAATCTTCAGTCTGTGATTGCTCAATGTCTGTTAATTCCTTTATCTCTCTAAACTCTCTTAACCATTCAGGCAGATACTCAATCAACTTTCTATCCACTTATCTCACCAACCTTTGGAATATAATCACAATCAATAATGCAATTACCTGTCTTTCCATCAATTTTTACACTTAAAACATTGTCAACACCTTCCATGTCAAGAAGCATTGATTCTATCTGTCCGCTTCTAACTATCATTGTGTCCTTTGCTTCCCATTCATTTTTTATGACATTTTTTAAATACTCTGCCAAATTTTCTGTAAAAGTTTCCTTGATGTCATCCCAGGTATAATCTTCTATGTATTCAATCTGAACATCCACATTTATTCTTTTAACTTCTGGTGTTGAAACAGTTACAATGTGACCTATTGGTGCAATTCCCACACCTGTTCCATCTTTCGTTGGATCAAACGTATTCTGTACTTCATTTATGATTTCAGAAGAAGCTTCATTATATTGAGAATCAAGAATTGCCAGCTTTACAGTTCCCCCACCATTCCAAACAGGATAAACCTTGCAGGCACCTACCTTTTCAATGTCTTTAGCTTTTTCCTTATAATCTGCCTTATTTCCTCCAAAGGCTGCTTCTGTAAATGATTCAAAATATCTTTCTCTCAAAGATTCTTCATCCTCATCTTCCGTGCCATACACAATCACTTCAACAGCCTCGATTTCTTCTAAGCCCTCAACATATTCAATTGGAACCACATCATCATTTATGTTGTTTCCGTTTTCTCCTGATTCAGAACATGTCATACTATAAAATCCATCTCCTAAGTTTTCCGTAATTGAATATGTCATTTCACCTATGCTAAACTCTGTTGCCTCTGGAATGCTCACATTAGAAGGAGTGCATTTCACTTTTACCACAGCCGGAATACCTTCCTTCACAAAGATTCCCCTCTCTGCTGCACGCTTAATCAAATAATAATAAGATGCACTGTCTGCAAAACATTCCTGCAAAAGAATGTCCATGTCTGCATACATCTGTGCACTTTCCATTGCCACAGGTGCCAACGCATCATAAATAATTGAACCCTCTCTTTTATCAACATCCCCCTGCACATTTTCAAGCATCTGACTTAAAATGTTCTCAAAGGTCATCTCCTCAAACATCAATGCTCACTCCTTCCACTTCAATCTCTTCATCATCAAAAGTTGTAACTGTCAGAGAAACCATCAATTCATTTTTGTAATTTGAAATACTCTCTATCTCAACAGAATTAAAACGTTCATCCCTTAAAATGGCTTCCTCAATTCTGCCTCCAATTACTTCCTTTACCTCTGCAATGTTTTCTCCCAATAAATCAGCTTTCTCCAATCCATAATTTTCATAAATGCTGTAATAATCAAATTCAGTCAACAGAATCTTTATTATTGCCTGCCTTAAGATTTCATCCTCTTCATCAGATTTTCTCAAAATCCTTTTGCTTTCAAAATCCAGCACATATGTATCATTGGAAAACTCCTGCTCTTCATCTTCTTCCACATTAAAATCTTCCAGTTCTTCCAATTCTTCAGGTAACATACTTACACCATCCTATCCACGACAAGATACTTTTGACCGCCATCTGCACGTATCATCACAACCTTGTCGCCCTTTTTCAATTTGCTCTTTGATGCAGTTTCCGTAAAATACAAAAACTCATCCGTTAAGATGAGCTTTTGATTAACCTTTATTTTAGGCGAATCTGTCTTTAAAACCGTACCAATTACAATGGTACAGGGCTTCGCCGCTTTTCTTGCATCCTCTGCTATTTTCTTAATTAACTGTGTCAAACTAGTAGCTGCTATCGTAATCACCTCCAGATAATTCCAAATCCATAAGATGTTGCCCATTATTAAATGTATGAGTAACCTTATCAACTAACATATAATTTGAAATTGTTTCACCATAAATTGTCAACTTAACAAGAACCAAACAGCCGGCTCTTACGTTAATGTCACCAAAACAATTATTAATCTTAATTGTCTTGCCTGTTTTACAATAAATCTTCAACAATGCCTTAACCTTTAACTTTGCACCCTTGCGACTGTCGATTTTGTCAAAATACTGAAGCACACCCCATTTATTAATGTACTTACTGTTTTTTGCCATATAAATCTCCTGAACACCCTTCTTGGTGTTGTCATATGCTAATTTGACCTGATTATAAACATTGTCATCTATTGTTTCCTTATAATCATAAGATTCTGCCGTGGTTGAAGTTATTAACCTGTTAACCTTCCAAGGTTCCCTTAACCTTAACTTTCCAAATTCATCATACAAGGTATAAATCTTTCCCCTTGCCATTAATGTTTCATCCAAGCTGTTCTGTACAATGTCAAACAATGTTGCATTATCATCAATTCTTGACACAGGATACTTTGTATTCGCTAGCTTACCACAATTCAGTTTAAAATCCTTGGCAATTTTCTTAATTAAAACCGTGGAAGTTCTCTTTTTTGAAATATAAGTATCCTTATTCTTAAAATACCTAAGCTGATCATACACAGTAACATCCAAAGTCTTATCTGTTTTAGGTGAAATGGAAAATACAAAACCATAAAAGAAATTTTTGCCATTAACCACTATTGCCACAGAATCACCATTTGAAATTCTCTTCTTTGAATCGCTGTCAACAAACGTTGTAAAAGTAACCTTACCCGGTGCATTTTTTCTCTCAAAGGTTGTTTTTAATCCTTCCTGAACCTGATGTTTGTACCTTTTCTTGCCGTGTTTAATCAGAACATTAACAACAAGCTTCTCACTGTTCTTTACTGAAACAGCTTTATACTCCACCTTTCTGGTTGACTTTTTCTTTTTTGATTCATTCTTTTTAAGAATTTCCCTTAAATATGATATTTCCTGTTTTCCACTGCTTTTACCGGTATTCTTTCCGCTTTTCTTTCCCTTTGATGTCTTACCTGATGAAGTAATGTAATCACTGATTACCCCATATCCTGTTATTGTATGGTAACTTAACGGATATGATCTTCTCATAACAGCGTCAGAAGTGTTACCCTCAATGGTATGCACAGTACTTCCTGATACATACTCAACAATTCCCACGTGAGATGCACCATCTGATTTAAAATAAATGAAATCATTTCTTTTAGGTGTGTATGAACCCTTATACTTGAATCTTCCCTTGTTTTTAAACCATTGCATTCCTGTGTCTGTTGATGCTGTCTTGGGAGCAATGCTTGTTGATACACCTGCCTTATATGCACACCAGGAGGCAAACATATGGCACCATGCAGCACCATTCATTCCATACCAGGCACTATACTTGGTCTTGTTACCGCCATATGCTTTATAACCAACTTCCTTTGATGCAATATCAATTATGTCTGCCATCCTTTCCTCCTTATGGTTTCTTCAAAACAGTTCCCTTGTACAGATATTTTCCTTTGGAACTGCTTTTTCTCTTGTGCTTCTTTGCAGCCTTTTCAATAACCTTCTTGTTCTTCTTGTAAATGGCAGAACCCTTGGAACTATCCTTTAACCACTTTTTTGCTATCAATGTAAGAGTTTCCTTATTGGATTTAATGGTGTATGTATTGGGTATTTTCTTAACCTTAACAGCACCATATTTTCTGTATTCCTTAAATTCCAATGACACCCTGCTGTCAAAACCGTCACTAACAGAATCTGTTATTGTAAGTCTTTCCAGCGACACTTTAAGAATAGTATTGAATATCTTTTTATCATTTGGTGCATATCTATAAATTTCCAGTTTAAATGCCTTCTTGGAAGATAAAAGTTCCTTATACTTCTTAATGTACTCATCGGCACCCTTGTATTTTCCATCTGAATAAAAAGCAAATGGATAATGTTGATTAGGCAATAACAAGTCAAATGAAATCTCTGTAAGTTTGGGATTTCTAAGCATGTTAACTTCTCCCAAATTAATCAGTGTCATTGTCTTGTTATCACCATCAACTTTTATGCTTATTTTTTCAGGTGGAATGGGTACATACTGCCCATCAATAATCAATCTATACATTCTAATGCACCCCTTCCGCTACTGCTGACATTTCTTCTTCCAATCTTGTCTTTAAATGAGTAACTATTCCTTCCATATCAGCTTTTGAAGAACCATTAATAACATTTGACATATCCACACTAATTTTTGCTGTTGTAAATCTGTTAATTGCTCTCTGTTCTGCATAATCCTTTATGTACTTAAGCTGCTGATTTGTAATATCCAATGAATCCGATGTTTTTGCAGTGTTTGCTGCTGTTTCAGCCGTGTTATTTGTAATGGCATCTGTTCCATAGCTATAGTCTTTATCCTTTGTTTCACCTTTCTTAAAAAGATTACCAAAAGTATTCTTAACCTTACTTTCAACACCCTTTCCAAGATTGTATCCTTTTCCATAAGCATCACCATAATTAATTCTGTAATCAATGCTTGGAGCTTCTTTATTTAATGTAATTGAATTTTCATTTTTACCCCAAGAAGTAACTGTATCTTGTAAAGAAGTTAATCCACTGGTCCAATCTGTTCCAAATATGGCATCTATAATCTTGGTAACAACTTTTCCAAGACTTAAAAACCATGATATAATCTGACCTATCAGGTTTGCAACTGCACCACCAAAAGAATCAAATCCACCATTTGTAACATTTAAAATCCATTCAATTATGCCAATAAAAGGTTGAACAAAAATACTCCATACAGCCTGAATTATTGCATTAATCGTTCCTATTCCTACATTTATGATTGCTGCTCCTGCTGATGCCACTACACCAAAAATCACACCTGTAGCAGAACGGGTTTTATTCTGCACCTTGTTAATTGCTGCCACAACCAGATAAATAGCTGCTATTACCGCAATAATAGCAATAATAATCCATGTTAACGGACATAATGACAATGCGGCATTTAATCCTTCCTGTGCAAATGTCATTGCTATAATAGCCGCTGTACTTGCTGCACTAGATACCACATGTAATGCCTTTGCACCTATATCTTTTAATGTTGTAAGCCAGCTTATTCCCATTGTTGCATTATAAACAATTAATGCTGCAACTATTCCCCATATAATAGGTTCAATTAATGTCCAATTAGATTTAAAGAAATTAATCATTTGCGTTCCAATGTTAATAATTCCTGTTATTGCTCCCATTACTAAGACTGTAGCATTTCCAAACCCGGTTGCTAAAAGCTGTATGGTTGGCAGATTGTTATGTATTGCATTAAACATACTAACAATCGCCGGCTGTACCTGTTGACCTATAGTTGTTTTAACCGCATCAAAATCCCTTTTATTTCTTGCCATTACTCCCTCAGGGGTTTGAGCCATTGTTTCATTCATCTTTCCTACATTCTGCTCTATTACCTGAGCCAACATATTAGCCTTTTCCATCTCAGTTCCATTTTTCATTACCTTTTCCTGATAATCCGTAAATGAAATGCCTGCACGTCTTAATGCTCCAACCTGACCAGTCATAACCTTACCTGTCATATTACCGATATTAACCATATCCTCATTAGTAACATTAACACCATGCATCTGAACCGCTAAGTCAGCCATCTTAGGTAACAAAGTTTTAACTGCATCTGTCTGATGAAAATATGTTGATGCCTGTTGCGCTCCATTTATTAAAGCTGTCTTTCCAACAACACCATAACCACTTATCTCAGAAGCAAGATTTTTCATCATATTAACCTGTGATGTTCCTGCTCCCTGCATTGCACCCATTACTTCAGTAAGTTTTGTCTCTGCCTGATGTAATTGAGATACCTTTTCATTACATTCACCTATAAAGCTGGCTCCCTGTCTTATAAGAAATATTCCACCAAGAGAAGCTACCAAACCTTTAACTGTGGAAAGTAATCCTTTTGCTGAATTTGTCCCCTCTCTTACTTTACCATTGTATGTTTCTTGACTTATTGAAGCTCTTGACGTGTCACTTGCTATCTGCTTAATCTCTGCATCTGCCAATCCTAAATGTGTTCTGGCAGAAGCTAATTTAGAAGTATTAAACATGTTTCCTGACACGCCCTGGGCTCTTTCACATTCATTAATTACAGTTGAGACAGCATTAGTTATGTTCATAAGCGGTGCCGTCATTCTGTCTGTTAACTGAAATGAAGTCATTATTGATGCCATCTCTTTACCTTACCTTTCCAACTTTCTTGCTTTCTTCCTCTTCCTGCTCAACTCTTGCATTAATGGAAGCAATCACAAAAGCTCTCTCATTTTTATCCAAACTCATAAAAAATGAAGGTGTCCAATGAAATTTATGTAGACAGTAATATGCATACATTGAATCAGGATCACCTTCATCTATTAGTTTTTTGCTTCGTTAACTTTATCCTGTAATGTTTCGTCAAATCCGTTAAACTTCTGAATAAATTCAGCAAACTCATTATATTCTCCCGGATTATCAATCATCTGCTTAATTAAGTCTTCCGGATTCATTACACCATAAGAATCCTGTAATTCCTTATTGTATAAATCAGGTTCTGCAACAGATGCACACATCAGCTTTACAATAAACAATGAAGAATTAAATTTCTGTCTGTAAACACCCGGCTTTCCTGTCACCTGAACCTCTGTTGTACACTTCTCTCTAATTCTTTCATATTCCTCTGTTGAAACCGCCTTAATCTTCCAATCCAATGGAGTTCCGTTTTCGTCGCATAATGAAGCTGTTACCTTATATGCCACATCATCCTTATATTTCTTGTTTTTCTTTAAAAAAGCACTTAAATTAGTTGCCATATTCCTTACCTTCTCTTTCTAAAAAATAATGGATAAGAAGATTTTTAGTTCTCCTTATCCACTTTACTATTACATATATGCAGGTTCCTTATATTCTGAATCCTTGCTGTAGTCCATTGCATATGCCTCAATGTCCTGTTCAATAAAATCTCCATCCGCATCAAATGAAGATAAAAGAACATCTCCTTCTATCATACACTGATGATAAGTTTTCCCTGATGCTCCCATTGATGTTGCCGGATCATTTGATTCAACCTCGGCTTCAAAAGTTGGAAGCATTCCTGTATTCTTGTATTCTTCCACAAGTCTATCAAAAGCCTCCGTACACTTATACAAAGTCATTTTTATTTTAATTTCCAATCCACTTGGCTTTTTGCCTTTAATGGTTTTACCAAGAATCGGTACATCGGCAAGACTAACATTTGCCTTTGCTTCAAAATTCTTAGCATTAAGCATTGCGTATCTTCTGCCTCCAACAGTACAGTATAATGTTGCTAACTTACTTGATGGTGCATCATTAGTATTCATAAATCCACTCATTCTTTACTGCCTCCTTCCTAATCTATGATCGTAGTCATATAAAGTTTTTCCATTACACCTACAATAGTAATATTTGTATTAATTACTACCGCTTTCTTATCTTCACCCTTTTCAACAACAATATCGTCATCACTAAATTTCTCTATTGCTCTTGTATCTACAAGATAATTAAAAATGCTTCTGACATCATTCTTAAGTGATACTCTACCTGCATTGTCATTAGAAATTTTCCCAATATATTTCTTATTAAAAACAGATGCCACATTGTCTGCAATGTAATCAATCACACGAATTGTCTGATTCTCCTGAAAAATGCTCCCCTTATCCTCTGTTACTGTTGTAAGGGAATTAATGTCTCTTAAAACCCTAAGTTCATCACCACACTTATGAATAACAAACTTTCCTGAAGTTATGGCATTTTCAAGTTCTGCCTGAGTATACTGGCAGTTAATTTCTTCCAGTTCCCCATCATATAACATATTTGTGCAAGCCTTGTTGACACCACAGGCTGCTTCTGCTCCTGCGACCCACGGAATAACATCCTTTGTGTTCATAACATTAATGATTCCCTCATAATCAGCTTCACAATTATACATTACAGTCTGAAACTTAATGCCCATTTCATCACGCATTCTTATTGTCCAGGACTTGTATACTTCCTGTAATTTTGTGTCTGTTTCCATTACCACAACCACATTAAAAGCGTAATTCTCCAATAACTGCATAAACATTGTATGAGCCTCATTTGTTGGCTTATCATTAATTCCACCTGTACCTCCTGTTAAGAATGTTCCGGCAGTTTCTTCAAGTTCAAATGATTCCTTCCATTCAATAAAGGCATTGTCCTTTAATTCTCCTGAACTTGCAACTGTCTGAATGTCAACTAATGTTGTATCCATATAAGTTGACACATCATACTTTTCTGTCTGATCAATGTTTTTCTTGATAACAATCTTTATTGAATTACCTTTTGAGCCCTTACACTTCGCATCTGCATACTTACAACCTGCCTTTGTTCCATTATTGTTAATCTTAAAAAACAAACCTTTAGTTGAATGTTTAAACACTTCCCTAACATTAATAAGATTTCCATCATATGGACTTCTTCCGAAAACTTCCAATGCAACCTTTTCAAATTCATCAGCAGTCACTTCAAAAATCTTATCATCAGGTCCCCAGTCCAAACATATTGGCATGGCAACCACGCCACTTTCCGTATTGTTCTTAATTGAATTTCTACTAATAACATTTACATAAGTTCCCGGAAGAACCTTATTCTGTGCTGTAAATGTTCCACCACCTAATGCCATTTAGTTTACCTTTCCTTTCTTCCATTTTTTCAAAATATCATCTGCTTCTTCAACGGAATATTCATCTTCATCATTCAACAGAGCTTTTAAAATATCCCTGTCCTGTAAAAACCTTTTTGACTTCATCAATTCGCTTTTTCCGTATTTTACAGATGCCTTATTCTTTGCTTCCATCTGTTAAACCTCCTACACCTGTTCTTATTTCATAACTTTCAAACTTATCCTTGTCTTCCTGTTTCTCCATAACAAATGTTTCATAAGTTACCTGAAACTGCAAAACACCGTCAACCATCTGACCTGTCATTTCTGCTGAATGAAGCTTAAATCCATCAACCTCAATATCCCTTAACAAGTACTGTAATTCTTCCAGCACTTCCATTCCTTCACCATAACAATTATCACTCTTAGGCCAATACCTGATAATAAATGGAACTGTCTTTAGAAATCGTGGTCCAAGTTTACGTCTTAAGGAAGGATTTAAGCACAAAACAGAAAAACAAGGCTCTTTTAGGCTCTGTTTCACTGCTTCTGTATATATCTCATATTTTTCTTCACCGTAGGACTGCCTTATCTGTCTTACAATCCCATCAATCATCTTATTTATCATTTAACTGCTCCTGATAACCATTTTTTCAACTTAGCTTCAAGAATACCCGGGGCACTCTGCCTAATCTCCTGTTCAGACAAAGTAAGCATATACTTTCCTTCAACCCATCCTGTCCCGTTTGCCGTTCTATGGCCAAACTCAACATATGATGCATATTCAACAGGATTGATAATCTCTATTACATATGTATCACCGAAATGATGAACAGTAAGAGAATCTGCATAAGACGTTGCAGCCTGATTGGTTCCAGCCGTCCATCCTCTTCTAAGCGTTCCACCTACTTTTCCTGAATTGGAAGGATACGTACCTACCGGAGTTTTTTTAATTACTTTTGCAAGAAGTCTTGCAGCAATCTCCCTTGATGCAGCTTCAAAAAAATCATCAGAATTTCTTGCCATTGCTTCAAGACTGTCCCTTAACTGCTCCAACTGCTTACAATCAATTTTAGAATCACTCACGCCTTATCCTCCACCAAATCAAGCAAAATCTCCTGATGTGTAGGATAAACCGCAGGTCTTCCACTACTTTTGTAGGCTACCACACCACCAACACCCTTTACCAATATTTTAGAACCCGGCTTAACATTGATTTCAGGTGCCATAAACAATTTAATGACCTGAGTAACATCTGAATCAGCCTCATTCTCTGAATTGGAACTTATATTGCTGTAAGAAAGTCTGCAACAAACATCTGACTGCACCATTACCTCTTCAAAGTTAGTCACAGAAGAAACAACAACCTTTTTCTTTTCAAAAATATCAGCCCTAAAGTCATATGACATTTCTATTGCCTTTCTGGTTCTTAAAACTGTATTTTTCGAAAGCATTTAATCAGCTCCTCTCCACTGCACCTTAATCTGTTCAGCATAACATTAAAAGCCTCATCAGAAGATGTGCCACTGAAATTAACAGAAGTATCTCCTACCTTTACAGAACTTACTGCCTGCTCTAAGTCAAATTCTTCAAGCTTACCTGTTGTCTTAAGCAAATACAAAAATTCACCGCACACTCTTTCACAGGCTGATTCAAACAATCCCTTGGGAAGTTTCTTAACATGGCATCTGGAATTTAACTCAGAAACAACCTTATCAATGCAGAACATCAATAATGAATAATCATCTTCTGAATACTCATAGCCAATGTTCTTCAATAATTCTATGACCTTATCTTCCAATAACTCCATCTCCTTCCTTTAGCTGTGAATGCGTGTATGACTTTAACTCAGAGTGCTTATACAATGATAAATAATCATTCGAAATAATTGAGACGGATATTGAAAATGTTTCTCCACAGTTTACAATCTGCTTACTTAACTTTGCATCAATAATGATGTTTTTATTCATCAAACCACCTCAATTTGTACTCTCTTTTTCAGTATTTCATCAGCAATATAATATGTAATCTCCAAACAATATCGCATTGACTTACTTAAAGGATTCAACTTCACCGTAATGCAATGCTCATTTATGGTGCAGTTTCCTTCTGTTTCAAGTTCCCTGTCCTTATAGAGCTTATATGTTGCCCTTGATATTTCAAATTCCTCATTCTTTGTAGACTTAACAAGAAATTTTAAATACTTGTCCTCACCTAAAATAAAGTTAATGTTCACACGCATCACCTCTTCTTAATAGTTCTATACAAAAACTGCTTTCTGACAATTCAGAAAAATAATTATCATTTTCCTTTTCAATGTCATATTCTGACGTTACAAAACCAATTTCATAATCATCATTAATGTATGTACATTGGTATGGTAATGGCTCAATGGTAAATTTCATTGCCGTTGCATCATAAGAAAATAACACATCAGTACAATATGCTATGTTCCCGGCTTCATCAAATGCAGTAAGTTCCATTACATACCTTCCACTCTTTTGTGCCGGTACCTCGGCAGTCCAGATGTCTCCCTTCAACCTTGTAAAGATAACATCCTGACCTTCAACCTTACCAATAAGCCTTACTACCATTTAGTCTGTAACCTCCACAGAAATTGTATATGTTGCGCCGGCATTAACTGGATTTGGCGAAATAGTAACTGACTGAATAACCGGTGCAGTCTGGTCAAGTACAACCTTCTTTGTAACTGTAGATGTCTTTCCTGCTCCATCCTTTGCCGTAATGACAATGGTATTTTCTCCTGTCACTAATGTAAGTGTCTTTGTAAAGCTTCCATCACTTCCAACTTCAACAGTCTGTTCAGTTCCACCATTAAGCTTAATAGTAAGAGTTACCGGTGAGCTTGTAACATCATTAGTAGTACCCTTAACAACAAGAGATGACTGATTTGTAACAAGATTGTCAACCGGTGCTGATACTGACAATTCAGGTGGAACAGTGTCAACAGTAAATGTTACACTCTTCTGAGTTGCAACATTACCATCATAATCACTTGCGGATACCTTAATTGTGTGAGTTCCATCTGACAAAGCTGTAGTTGGTGTATAACTACATGTATAATTCTTTCCTGACTGTGTCTTAGTAATTCCTGTTGTAATTGTCTGGCTATCAATAATAAGCTTAATTGTTGATGGATTAACACCTGAATCTGCATCTGTAACAGTCCAGTTAATAACAGGCTTGTTATTAGTCAACTTAGCAGAAGATGAAGGTGCTGTTATTGAAATAACAGGTGCAACCTTTTCCTTAACCTTAAGCTGTAAGCTTGAACCAAGTGTTGTGTCCGTTGCATCCTTTGTCACACTGTTTCCAGCTTCATCAGTAGCCTTAACCTTAACATTATAATAATGTCCATTCTGATTGTATGATGATGTTGACGGAGCTGTTATTGTAGCCTCATACTTCTTAGTTGTGGCATTATATGTCAGTGTATGGGTTTGTCCGTTAATTACAACCTGTACTGTTTTTACTGCCATAGGTAATGCCCTCCTTATCCTAATTTATGTTTAAATGCAACAATTCTAATCTGCTTAGGCTCATAAACAGGATTCCAGTTAGCTGGGTCTGCAAGTTCTACTCTTGAAGGACCTTCTGTCTTTGCCACATTTGCGTTAGTAAAGGCAATTCCTCTAGGATGAAGAATTGTTGTTCTTCTGTTAATAAGGTAATCAACACCTGAACCCTTTCTCTTTGCTCTATCAGTTTCAGTTGGAACAAATCCTTCAGGATTTCCGTTGCCTAATGCAACTGCTCCATTACCAAAAAGATATGTTGTGTAAGCCTTAGTTTTTGAATCATATGGACATCCATCATCAATAATTACTCTCTTACCCTGATATGTACCAAATGCTACATCGTTTGATGGCTGTACTGTTTCGATAAGATTCTGTTTCTTAAGGTATGCTTCTGTAGCTGAATGCATACAGATACCTGTAAGCTGTGCTTTAGCATCTCCTAATTTCTGTTCTGCATCAATAAATGCTGAACCACTCCAATTAGCTGCATTTCCTGAATTACCTGAAATATCTAAAAGATTAGATGCAAGTCTTGTTTCTGCTGCCTTCTGTGGTTCCTTAACTTCCGGAATTGTTCCAAACACACCATTAAGAATTGCAATAAGTTCTTTCTGCATGTCTCTTGCCCAGAACTGTGCCACCAAATCACCGATTGCTTTCATTGGATCTGCTCCTGAAAGTGCTGCTGATAAATCTGTTGCGCTCCACATTTTTGCTCTTCTTAATACTGCTGCCACATCCTTGTTTGAAGTAATTTTGTTATCTTCAAGGTCTGCTCCTTCAATTACCTGCTCTGATTCTCCTGTTAAATCCTCGAAGAATGGCATAGTTACTAATGGTGATGCCTGAGAAGCCAAAGCATCAAATTCAGCATTGTTTGTAACAATTCCACTATTAAATAATGCTGATAATTCCATTGTTCTGTTTAATACGTATGGAGTAAATAACTCCGGTACAATTACGTCCTGTAATGTTGTTCCTGGCATTTCTAATACCTACCTTTCCTAAATTTTTCATTAAATTGTAATTCCTGCTGCTGCTGCCATTTCCTTGGCCTGTGCCGGATTCTCCTTAAGCAGCTTGCCCTGCTCTGTTAAGTTAAATGTTTCCTTGGCAAAAGGATTCTTTGTAGGACTTCCACCCTTGCTAGGTTCATATCCTGCTTTCTGCTTAAACAGATGTGCCATAGTCTTATCTTCCCTGTAAGCCTTAATTGATTCGTCAACACCAATAGGATTGTTATCCTTGTCAAATGTAAACTTATCAATTCCACCAGCCTTATAGATAAGATAATCAGGATCCAATACTCCCGACTTTGTAAGCTGTTCCTTTAATGCATACTGCTTTGTTGCATTAATCGCAGCAGTCTTAAGATTTCCGATTTCTGCTTCATAATCCTTAATCTTATTCTGGAGTTCCTCATTGTCTCCATTTTCCTTCTTTAATGTTGTGATTGTTGCATTAGCTGTCTTCAATTCCTCGCATTTATCATTAAACACGTTCTTTGGTACAGCGTGCTTAGGAAACTCTTTCTTTGCAGCTTCCATTACTTCATCAACATTAAGCTTTCCATCTGTAATCTGTGCTTTTTCAAGCAATTCCTTTAACCATTCCATTTTTACTACCTCCATAGATGTTTTATTCCAGTTCTACTGGTGATTGGATTCTACCGATATACCTTCGGCAAGGTATTTCTGTTCTTTAGTGCCTACAGAAAAAGGCATATAAAAAGAGAGCCTATTTCTAAGCTCTCTGATTAACGTTATTAAATTCTTTACTGCATCAATTCTTGTCCATCAAATATAAATGATGTTATTGCTTCAGTTTTTCTATTAATTTTAAACTGAAATTGGCTTCTTATTTCTGCTCCAAAACTATTTTCAGCATCAACATATCCCTGCACTACTATTTGCTTTTTATCTTTTCCATATTTCCATCCACCAAATTTTGCCGAACTTGGTGATTTTAGCATTGCTTCAACCTGACTTTGACATTCCACCTGCCAGTTAACTATTTCATCATTTGTTAAAGTATAATCTGATAATTTAGCTTTGACTTTTCCTTTTTTATATAAAACATTATCACCATATTTTAATACTATTACCTTGTTTTTCTGATTAAGCCACATTAACACTTCATTTCCACTTTGTGCATCTACTCTATAGCCCTTATCATTCTTCTTCCACGCTCCATTAAGACCTTCATCCGCTTTAACGTCCTGATAATCTGTAATGTCACATTTCTTTAAAATGTCTTCAATTGATTTTGCTTCTTCTTTTGAACATCCAACCGCTTCTTCAACCTTACTTTTTTCTGCGTACAGCTCTGGATTCTTCATTGTTTGAATAATTCCAAATGTTACTGCAACAATAAATCCTATAAATACAATTAGACAGATTAGACAACCATGCCCCTTTTTAGCTTTAGTTTCACTCATATATTCTTCCTCCCATAAATATTTTGTTATATTTTACCATATAAAAGAGAAACTTACTATATTTTAGAACATTTCTATTTTATTTTCGTCATTTTGCACTGGAACAACTAACTGTTTTTCAGTTTTATCAATTTTACCTGTCAACTCCTCTATTCTGTTACTAAGCCTAATAAATGTATCAATATCATCTATTCTACATTTACTCTGCATTTCCCTGCATCTTGTAATCTGTTCCTGTAATTCTTCCTTGTACATACTTGTCCTTTCTTGTTTTTGGGTATAAAAATACCACCTAATCTTTCGACTGGGTGGTATTAATACCATGCTATAACATCTTTCTTTTGAAAATTATTATTCTCTATATACTCCTTTATTCGATGAAATGCATGAGCAGGATAATTCATAGAATATCCTGAAACTAACTTATCTATTTTTTTTTCCCCTGTAACTCTGTCAAAAGAAACTATTCCGTATTCATCTGAATTTTCTGGAATATATTTATACTTTACTATTTTATCAGTCAACTCTAATAATTCAATTTTTACCACAAAAATACACCTCATTTCTACAATAAACCATTTTTATGCTTAAATTCGTCAAGTGCCTTTCTATAATTATATTTTGCTTCTGCTATACTATGTGCTTCTTGATATGTCATACCCTCCTTATTCATTAATTCATATTCAAGTCGCTCATGACTTAATAAAATCAAATCATGTTCTTGTATTTCTTTACCTTCTCTTAATCTTCTGAATGATTCAGCCATATCGTAATCTGGATCAAACCTACGTTTTCCACCATACAATTCGTATTCATTTATAAATACATGGTCATATATTTTTGATATGTCAGACTCTGCCATACCTGTGTTACTCGCAATAGTATTAACAATATTATTTTTCTTGCTATTTCTAATAGAATCATAATAACTATTAGCATGTCTGTTTCTCTTTTCATACAGTGGATCATTATTATCCGTTAACGCACCACTTGTAACTTTTGATTTCATTATATCAGAACTATGCAATTTTTCAAGATTTTTTACCCCCACCTTTGCTCTTCTCTCATTAATTTTATCTTGATATTCAGAATCGTTTTTCAGGTCAATATATTTATTTCTCCACTCACCATAAGTCATATCCGCTGGCACATAATATGTATCTCCGTCTTCATTCCTTGCAATTCTCTCACCTTTTGCAAATTCATCATCAAAATAAGGTGCTGTACAACTTCTACAGTTAACGTGAAATGGCGGAGCTGTTACACCCTCTTCATATTCACTCATCTTGAATACTTTTCCATCCATTTCCTGGCAGATGTCTGATGTATGACCGTCCAATGTGGCTACAATCTCATATCTTTCAACATCCAACTCCTTAAAGCATTCCTTTTGAGCCGTTGAACTGAAATAAGCCGATTCAGTCATTACAAGTCTGCCGGCATTAGCCTTGCTTACATTCATCTTACTTGCAATCTGACTTATTGCCTTATCTGGTCCTGAACCTGTAATGCACATTTGACTTAAACTTGTATGTAATTGATTTATAAGCTGTGTCTTGTTGCCCCATATTCTGTCACTGAAATTCTTACCATCAGCTAACCAAGGCTTATTTACCACTTTTTCAATTAGCTTGTCATTTAAAGTTGCAAAACTTGAACCAACGCCCACACCCTTTTGAATTTCAAAGGCTGTTCTGTAATAACTATTCTTGTAAACATCCTTTATGTGCTTACTTACTTCATCATTCAGGTTTCCAAAAGCTGTTTCTGCCTGCTGTCTACACTGTAACTCCAACGCTTCAAGCCTGCTTATGTGAGCCTTGGCAGATGCATTTTCAAGTTCCTTTACCCATTCACCTGAAAAAGCGTTTTCCCTGCCCTTTTTTATGTATTCCTCTACATCCCACTTAAGTTCCTTTAATTCCTTGTCATTAAGGGACTTTCTTGCTTCCAACAGAGATATGTTATTGTTATTCGCATACCTCTGATACCAGGCATTTATCTTTTCTTCAATTATCTTCTGAGACTTATCAAACTGCTCCTGAATATCCATTGTCTTCTTTACGGAAGTCTGATGTGTTGCTTCCTCCATCTCAACGAACCTATTCTTCCAGTATTCACTATTCTTCATCCACTCCACCTACTGAGTTATCATCATCTTTAGCCGAATCATCAACATTGTCATCATCTTCATTTGACTTTTTCGTAAACATCTGCTGATATATGTCAGCGTTCTGTGTTTTTTCTTCATTTTCCTTCTTAAGCTGTTTAAGTTCTGCTTCAACATCCTCAACAAACGGATGATTCTTAAGTATTGTTTTCTGGCTAATGATTCCAACACTGTCCTTGCATATGGCTGCCTGCTCCTGCTCATTCTTAATACAGGTTCTTGTCCAAGTCTGAACAATGTTGTCACACTTAATGTTCTTAAAGTTGCAGATTGCTCTTACCAACTTGGCAAAACCTAACTGAAACTCTGTTTCCATTAATCCTGTTTTCATTTCCAATAATGAATACATAAACTTAAGAGCCTCTCCTGACTGATTTCCAAAGTTTTCAGGTCTTGGATCAAATCCCTGTCCCTGTTCGAAAATAGCCTTTCTTGTGGCATCAAGAACACTATTTCTTGCTTCAATAGGAATCTCAATGTTAAGAGTGCTTACACCTGCACCTTCTTCTGCATCCATTTTTATAACCTTGTATTTCTTCAAATCCTGCAGGAATCCATTTAAATCTGTTCCACCATATCCGGAAAGAACAAATATAAGCTCCTGAACATCTTCAAGGTCATTAATAAAGCCACTAAACACCTTGTCGTACACATCAATCAAAGGCTTAATGTTATCAAGGTCAGAAGACTTAATGTTGTTATTAAAAAACGGAATAAAAGGTATTTCCTCCATTCCGTGACTGTACTCATTTACAAGTTCGCCTGTTGTCGGGTTTTCAAACATTGCATAATCTGTCAAATTCTCATAAGTTTCATCAGACTGCTGTCTTCTATACACCTGACACTCTTCCTTGTCCCAATATTCATAAATTGTATAATTTTTCCCATCTGTTTCATCTATCTGTGTATATACTCTTAATACACCTATCAACTTCTGTTTTGTTGACTTATTCCACACCGGAACAACCTGTTTACTGTCAATAACTGCCCACTCAAATTCATTAAACTCATTAGTCCAATAATGAACCCATGCAACACCTGCATTAGCTGCATTAACACAAAGCTCCATACATTCTTTTCTATATTCATCTCCCAAGACCTTTAATATTTCTGCATTAGCTTTTGAACTACCAATATCAAAAGTAGGCGGTGTAGTGAACGCATAAGCTGCTTTCTGGTTAACTATCAATCCGTGAAAGTTGCGTGGTATTCTATTATCTGCATTTCTTAACGGATGACCTTCTTCATCCTTTTTTTCATCTCCATAAAATATATCACTCTTATTTCTATAGTATCTGTCGGCAATGTCACATCTAATCATATACATTGCATGCCCCGGCATATACTGACTTAATAATTCCTTCATTCTAACTAAATCCACTTGTTTCACCTCTTTACTTTAATACTGATAATCCGTCAGACTTCTTAGCACAATCCTCTGCAATTCCTGTTGTTGCATCCTGTGCATCGTCATGATCATTCTTTCCTTCTCTCTGATACCTTGACATTGCCTTATAATAATCAGACCATCTGTTCTTCCAGTCTTCAGGAAAATATATGTGTTGCATTACCCACGCTGAATTTGAAAAAATTCTTGCATTCTTGTTGTTATGCTGTGTAAACCACTTAATAACTGTCTTGTTACTTTTTAATTCATCCTGAAGTATTCTTTTAACACTTCTGGCAAATCCTCTACCACCATTATTTGATTCGATTCTTGCAATATTTACATTTCCATCAAATAACAGCTTAGCTGTTAACGGCTCTGTAACTTCCATTGGTTCCTGCGTATATATAACATCAAGTACGTACGCTTCATTGTCAAATGTTACTCCGTAGTTAATACTGCATAAGTAATCCTTACCTTCATCTGCGGTATCTGTATAATTTCTAATCTGCTTAAATTGTGGCATTTCTTTGTACGTCTTAAATGAAGTGTACATTCTGCCCTTTATGTCAATAGGATTCTGCTGATAGTTTGCTTCTGCAATATCTATTCCCATTGACATCTTTTTATTTTCGTATGATCTTTTTGACAAAATTTCAGGACAAAGCATTGTTCCATCTTTCTTAACAGCCTTATAGCATATATGCCTTACCTTTACGCCTATGCTCTTAAAGTGTTCCAATGCCCTGCCAGCCAAATCCAAACTATGCCATCTTGTCATTACAATGATAATCTTGCCACCCTCTTCAAGTCTTGACATCATTGTGTCCGTAAACCAGGTCCAATGATTATCCAGAATATTTGCATTATTAGCTTCCAGTGCTGACTTAATCAAGTCATCAATAATCATTAACGTTGCACCAAAACCTGTTGCCGTTCCTGTTGGGGATGTTGCCAAATAATTGTTATAGCCATTTTCAAGTGACCACATATTCATTGCACCATCACCACGTTTAATGGTTACTCCCGGGAACACATCTGAATAAACAGCCTTGTTTTCATCTGCCTTTGTTTCAAGAATCGTGTTTCTCACGCCCTTTGAAAACGTTGTAGACAATGTTTCATTGTATGAGCCTGTCATAATCTTCTGTGTTTGGTCATTTCCAAGAACCCATTCAACAAAATTGCCAACAGTTCTAGACTTTCCATGTCTTGGTGGCATATTAACAACCATTACTTCATAATCTGATTTTATAAACTGCTGCAACTCATTACAGAAATCACGTAAAAAACCCCTGTCTTCCTTGTAGAAGTCAGGAGCTTTTAATTTGCAGTACTGCCAAAAATTTCTTCTTGCCAGCTCTACCCTTGCATAAAGCTTTACTAAATTCTTATTCAGATTCAAGGTCCTCACCTGCCAATCTAAGCAGTTGTTCAGTACTTAATCCCTCAAAAGGATTATTAACATTTCCTGACACCTCAACCTTATCCTTAAACATTCCTAAATGTCTTCCCAACAGTTCCAAAGCCTTTACCTTGTCATAGGTAGTCAGCTCTATTCCATTCTTGCCCTGCTTAATACCTGAAATAGCCTTAATCTGTCTTCTTGAAAGCTCATCAGTTTCAGTAATCTCAACTGCCTGATAATACATCTGATTTCCTTCACTATCCAATGCCGGGACATAATCACCATCCGGTGTCTTCATCATCACCGGCTTAGTCACAACCTTGGCATACTCAGAACCATTGGCAAAGGCAACTGCTGCAAGCTCCTGAATCACATCATCCTGCGTAACCTCAATTCTTTCCAACCTGTCCTTAATTCTTTCATCTATGTATTCCTTAATCTCCGGAACATTCATAAGACGAGCGGCTGCCGCTGCTGCTGTATTATCATTTTTGACGTGTGGATATGCTTCCTTATACGCCCTTGTTCCATTCAGATCAATTAAATATTCATTTGCAAATATAACTTGTCTGTCAGTCACTGCAACCGCCCCTTTCTTTACTAATTTTTTGCATTAAAAAAACACCCTTCGGAATAACACTGTTTTACGCCAACAGCATTCTCCGAAGGGTGTGAGTTTCTTTTAATAATTAAATTTCTAATTTAACTATTTATTTATATCTGTATCTATTATTCTAAATATCCTTTTTATGACCATAAATAAATTTGATACCATAATAAACGACAGCCCATATATAATGCTACTAAACCACACATTATACATAGCTGTATAAGTGCAAAAAAAACAAGCTATCAATAATATTATGCTTACCAAAATTTCATACATTATCGCATAATATGTTTCTATAATCGCTTTTTTTGATATTTCATATTCACTACTATAGTAACTTTTATCACCTTTTATTTTAGCTTTCATCTCTATCACTGTACTTAACAGCGTAAATAGCATTGCTGTTAAAATTGATATTACTATTGTAATGTTATCTAAAATATCACTATTTATATTTTTATACATTGCTGCTGAACATCCTAATAAAATGGGTACTATTGTATAATTAAGTATCGGCAAAATTCTATATTTATTGTCCCTTTCTCTTTTAAAACATTCAAAATGATTTTTAATTATATCCTTGAAAGATAAATAATCTAATTTTGCTCCGATTACACTTATTATATATATTACCACAGCAACAGCTAACAACATATATTTCATGTCAGAAATAGTTGTTTTTATCAATTTATCAACTCCATTTCTCTTTTACACAATAAATCCTAACAATTTCAAATATTCATATGCCGTTTCCAACATTCGTATCTTTAGGGAATTATATGTAGGTATTCCACCATCAATTCTTACTTGCTCTGTTATATCTTCATTAATTTTTAATTCTGAAAGATTATTTAAATCAATTGTTTTTTTCTTTTTATTCATAGAGAATTCAAATTTCAACACATCATAATTAAATTCTGGTAACTCAATAATATTTGTACTCGCTCTTTGTCCTCTTAAGCACTCTATTATTTTATCTCTTTTATTTTTTACAAACCCAACAGGATTTATTATTATATGTTCTTCTCTAAGTTTAACCCCATTATTCACACCTAATCTATTCACAGTTTCTTCCGGAACTTCATATCGTATTAATCTTATCTTTTCCAATTTCCCCCTATCCATAATTCTTTTTACATATTCAATTGGATAAAGTGGTCCCCAAACTGCAGTTTTGTTAATTTTATTTTTTGATAAACACTTATTAATATAAGCTGTAAATACTGATTTTATTCCTAAATTTCCTAATGTCTGCAATATTACAACTGCTTTATTTTTATCTCCTTCTGCTAAAGCTATGCAAAAACCAAACGGAAGTACTTCTGCCTGTGTAGATTTTTTCTCAACTGTCGAATTATCTATAGCATCTACCAATTCTGATTGAACACCATATTCTCCTGTTTTTATAACTCCTGATAATACTGTATATTCCTTTCTTCCTTTTACATTTATGTCTTTAATTTCAATATTATCAAATTTATATAATCTTTCACTCCCTTGATCGTTTGCATATTCTTTACCATTTTCATCAATATAGTCATTTATTACTTTCAGAAGACTCTTTGATTCAAGTACATCATTCAAATTAATATTTTTCTCTTCTTCCGAACTATATAACGACATTCCATAAATACTTAACCCAACTTTTTTTGCCATTTTCGTTCCCTCCAAGTTTTTCTTCAATCATATACCCAAAATATACAATTTTCAACAAAAAAAGAACAGCCCGAAGACTGCTCTCAAAAAAACTTTAGGGGAAAATTTCAAAAAATGACGGGATAGTATCATTTCTTCAAACTTCAACAGGTTAATTATATCATACTGCTTTTGTTAATTGTGTTAATTTGGTTAATCTTTCAGCAATTTTGATATTATTTGAGAAACCCTACCATGAGTATATCCCACATCTTTTGCAACCTCTGAAACTTTCTTTCCCTCAATGTATCTTAAAACAAATATTTCCTTTATTGTTGCATTGTCTATATTATCAATAAACTCTTCCACATTTGCATTATCACTCTTGGCTTTGCTGACTTCCTGCTCCCACTTTTTCAGATTACGTATTCGCCTATCTGATTCCACAGGTTCTTCCATCTGAACCGCCATATGAGTTTCAATGTAAGGATGTTCATTCATTGAACTTCTGACTTTCCCGTACACTGTCGGAATATCCTTGTACTTTTCATCCTCAATCTTTTTTATATTGCGTTCAATCAGTCTTTCATTGACCTTGTACGCTTCCAGTTCTTTTCTAGTCACTTTACCAATCCTTTCTCTATTTTTCTGCATAAAAAAACCAACCACCGAATATTGGTAGTTGGTCTATATATTATACAAAAGAACTAAGCGAATGTTTTTTCCAATATGCTATATAATCATCTATCTGTACTTTTAATTCTTGCATTTCTATATCATTAAATTGAAATTTTTTTATTTCCTCTTGTGGCTCAGCACAGTATCCTTTTTCATCTCTTATACACTCAGCTTTAAATACTAATTTGTGAAAAATTTTCCATGCCTCTCTATCAGTAAGCTCCTCATTTATGCTTTGCTCATATTCTTCATATCTACTTTTTAGAGTTATGCTTCTCATATCGCATTCGTAACATGTATAAGCACCAAATGCATAATATTTCTCACCAATATAATAAATGAATGGGTGTTGTTTAAACAGTTTCTCTATATAATCCATTTATAATCCTCCTTGATATCTTAACACAAAAATTATACCATTCCAACTACCAATATTCAATTGTCAATGTACCTTTGTTTCTAATACTTATCCTGCAACTTACATATCGCCCACAAGACGAACACTGCTCCAATTACCAGGACTATTGCCAATGTGTTAATTATCGCCACTTACTCCACCACCTTCCACAATCTTAATTGCTTTATTTGAGCCTATAACATCAACTTGTCCTACTTTACCGCTATTATCATTAATTACATTTATCCTTGCTGTCCATTCTTCTATTTCTTCTATGACCTTATCCACGTCATAGGCTGTTGGCTGATTTTCAATGAACTCATCTATGCCCATAAATTCATAATCTTTTCTTAAATCACAATCACCTTTCAATGATTCATGTAATTCTCCCATTAATTTATCTGCATCTATTAATCGCATTCTTTGTTCTCCTCTCTGTATGGTTCAGGTAATGGTTGCCAAGCAATAATATCAATATCTTTATTCACAGCATCAGCCTCATTTTTTCCATATTCGTTTAAAATATCAAGACAAATGCAGGAATACCAATACCATTTATTTTTGTATGAAATAGCTGTAGCTGTAAATGGAATATTTTTAATATTGCTATAATATGATGGTGGATTACTGTTTTTATATGTAATGTTTACAGGGACACCTTCTTCCGGCAGTCTCTCATTGCACGGAATCCAACCATTGTTTTTATCAACTAACAACTGATGTGTGTCTGCTATGTTCTGTATTGGTTCAAGTTCGTCTTGTAAGTCTTGCAGCATTCCCATTATCACTACTTGATTTTTTAAAATCTGCTCTGTTTCTCTGCTCATAATCTAGTCCTCGCTTTCTGCTAGTTTTGCGTATTTCCAAGAATTTACGTCATGTTCGTTTACAGCACTCCAAGATGTTTTTCCCTCTTTCCAAACATACACCCTTCCATTTTCATATTTAGCAAAATACCTTTTAATCCATTCTGATTTTAAGATGTCTTTAACCAATATAGGTGTATCAACTTTAACCTTAGACCAGTCAATTTCTGGTTCTTTGTATTCTGAGAATAGCCAATTATCTGTTTTATAAAAGCAACAGCTTTCTTCGCTACGAAACTCGCACATATTACACTCAGCTTCCTGACACATACATGGCTTTCCATCTATAACTGCCAGCCCATTAGAGTTAATCACTCCAATATTCTCCAATTCTTCTTTATACTTTTCGATATTTAACATTTCTCTCACTCCTTAACATTTCTTAACATTTTTTAAAATCCTCTATTGTCATCTGCTTTGCTGGAATATCTTCCCATTCAACTCCTATATAATCCAAAACTTTGCCCCATCCGTATTTTTCTCCTGTAGCTTTATCTTTGCAACATTTGTACATCCAAAACTCCCATTCTTTAGGATTTTCTTCTCTCAATCTATCGAATCTGTGTGGTCTTTTTTCAAGATGTATTCCAAATCCACACATTGAGCATCCGGTTCTTTGAGCTTTTGTTGTTCTTAGTGTTCCATCTGGTTCTTTTTCAATCACACCATATATTTCTGGAATGATTGTTTTAAGTGGTTCATATGGAATTATCTTTCCTTCCTTATTTCTACTATAAGGTTGTTGCATATATAATTGTTCAAAAATGTCTATATGCTCTAAATACCATTGATTCATTTCTAAGGCTAACTTCAATATGTCTTGCCTTAAAAAGATTGCAAATGGTGCTGACCTGATTGTTGTTTTTCCGTAGTAATTACACCCATGTTCAACGAGAGCTTCTTCTCTCTGACCACCTTCTGACGCCATCATTCCAAGGTATGCATATGAATTATGTTCTTTTGCCCAATCATTACAGGGCTTTTCTTTTAAGTAATAGCAACAATCATTTGACACTTTAAAATCAGGCTTATTATAATTAACTCCTTCATTCTCGTTTTCATAACCACCAAACAAATTCAGCCATTTTTGTGGCAACTTCATTCTGCTATTCTTTGCAAAATGTCCTAACTCTCCACATTCTCCTGTTATAATTGCATGTCTTACAGTCTTATTCTTGTCTGTAGGATTTTGAAGTAACTGTATTTTTCCTGCAATACGCTTACTTATTACTGGAAAACCAATATTGTTTAATACATCAACCTTTGTCTTGTATGATTTAACAATTTCTATACCTAATGCTTTGTGTACTTTTTGAATACTTTTATCTTCAACTCCCGATACAGATATTCCCGGTACATTTATTCCTATGCTTTTAAGCCATATGTATAGCGTAATACTATCTAAACCACCAACAGATACATGCGCATTAAGTCCACGTTCATGCATTTCATCATAAAACTCCCATGCTATACCTTTTTGTCTTGATAACTTGTCCTCATATGCAAGATTCTGTTTCTCCGTAAATTCTCTTTTTTTGTCTTGCTTTGCTTTCTTCCATGCATTCTTTACAAAATTGGGAGCATCATTTGTTACATATTCATTGTTTTCTATTAAAAATTCAAATTGTCCTTCCATTTCTTCCTGGAGTAAGAATTCTTTTATGTGCGCACAACTCTTCTCCTTTCGATTTTTTTATTTAATTACTGTTCTTAAGTCTCTTCTTTCAGTCTCCATATCAATTCCACATTCTTCTGCAATTATGCTTATCTGCTCTTCCCATGTGCTGTAATCCTCTGCAATACATTCAGCCTTGTTGTCGAATCTCTCAAACATCTGCTTTATTCTTTTGTTACCAAAACCAAATTCATCATGCATTGTTGCAGTCATTAGGATTTTTACATACAGTACTGTGTTGTACTTAACATTGTCACTGAATTTGTCTAAGTCTGCCTTTGATACCCTTAAAGGTAGATCAATGGCATTTCTCATTTTCAGGTCTGCTTCCAAGGCATCCAATCCCTTTTCTCTTGCAAGCCTCAGGGCATATGCCATACCCTCACGTCTTGCCTGTTCCTCTTTTGACATTCTTGCCATCCTTATTTCCTCCATTGCCATAAGCTTTTGCCCTAAAAATCTTTAGTGCATTGTCTCTTGGTCTTCCGTCATTTATGAACTCTTCCTGTTCGTGTGTTAAAATGCAGCCAAATTCCTTACTTGTCTTTTTTCTCATTCATTTTCTCCAGCTTCGCCTTAAGCTCTGCTCTCTCTTCCTTGATTCTTGCCAATCTTACGTGATCATCTGCTGATAAGATTGAAACTGAAAATAAAATCTGCGATTCCATTCTGTCCAATTCCTCTAAGCGAATTTCTATGTCCTTAACTTTCATTTTGTTGTCCTCCTCTTGTCTCTGTTTTCAATCAGTCGTCTTTCCAATGCCTGGTAGTCATATTGCCTTTGGTCATTAAATGTCTTCTTGTTTTGTTGCTCTTTCTTTACAGGATAAAAATTACTCCAATCACCTGCTATGGCATTCTTGACTGCCTGTATTTTCTCTTCGTCCGTGTCTGCCACCTGTTCAAGTCTCTCAATCAATGTCTGTATCTGATAGCCAACAATCTGTCTTCCCTTTTGTTCCCTAAGTTCCAGAAATTGCCTAAACACGTCATTAAGGTTTTCGTTGGAAAAATACTTTATATTTTCTTTACTTTTGTTTTCTTTTATTTTCTTTTGTTGTATTTCCGTATCATTTATGTTGATTTCTGTTACATTTACACTTGTTTCTGTTACATTTATCGGTTTTAATGGTTCATTTAATAAGGGTTGACCTTTTTCATCAATCAACCTGTACCTTGTTTTCTGGACTTTGTTCCTAACAGTCACTGTATCGTAGCGTCGCTGAATTCCAACAGAGGTTATAACTCCTTGCATCAGGAGGTCATGATCAAACAGACCTATGTCCGCACAAGAGAGAATAACTTGTAACACAAAGTCTTTTTTGTTAACCCATCTGTTACCGATTGTCTTGATGATTTTAACCGGAAGGTTCTTCTTGAGCTGTTCAAAGTTTTTAAACTCAAGAAAGTAACCCTCTCGGTAAACCATCGAAATGACTATGTCGTAAATGGTTTGACCCAATGGACCATATTCATTCATCAGGTCCATTATTTTGAAGTCTTCATAATAATCAACATCTTTCGGGAAATAACTAAGTCCTGCCTTTATAGGTCTTCCCATTTATTTCTCCCATCTTAATGTAGTTTCCTGCTTCATATTCCCTATATATCTGCATCCAATCATCAAGTGTCATTGTCACCAGAATGTCTGCATTGTTTTTCTTGTGAAACACTGCCGGAAGTTCATCCTGCCTTGAATCTCTTCTTGCCTGCTCCATCCAGTCATACAAGTGCATTTTTTCCTGATGTTTTGCTTCTATATGTATTCCCGGAAGTCCCACAACGTCTGCATCACCATTTGCCCCACAATACTGCTGACCTCTTCTGGTTCTGTATCCGTATTCCCTTAGATGCCCGGCAAGTTGTCTTTCAAACCTTGCCCCCTTCTGCCTTGCATTAACTGCCATTCTGTATCTCCCTTACTCTTTTCCTTGTTGCCAGCAACGACCAACCTATTCTCTTTAATCTGCTGCTTTCCTGTTTGTAATACTTAATGACAAGTTCATCTTCCTCGCCCTCTATTGGTTGAAAATACCCTTGTCCATTGGATAGATTAAGTATTACCGTGTTTCTTCTGGCCATTGCAATTTCTTCCCTTATGTCTCTGTCTGACAATCCTGTCACCTTCTCTAGCTTTTTTCTTGAAATCGCATTGTCCTTTCCGAAAGGGATGTAATCTGAAATGTTCATTGTCACGTCTCCTTTCTGCCTGCCACCATTCAGGTGACAGGTCTTACAATTTTGTGATATATATTTTGATTTATGACTGTCTGTTTTTTAATAATTGAAGAATGGCTTTGATTCTGTCTGAACCTTGTTTTCAGCCGGTTCCTCATTGTTTTTCTTTTCTTCTGGAACACTCTCTGTTTCCTCAACTGTCTGTTCTGCTGTCTGCTCCACTACTTCCTCATAAGTTTCATCTTCTGACTGCTCAACAGGTGTTGTTTCCACATATGTATGTGTTCCATCCTCATTAATTACTGTCATGTCGCTGTCAAGTGCTGTCTGTAGGTCAATGCTCATTATTCCCCACTTGCTTATGATTTGTCTCAACATTGTCTTGTATGCCATTCCGTCAAAGTCCTTGCTCCAGAAGGTCCACTTCGTTCCCTTCTTCAGGTCTGATGCATATCCCTGTGAATACTTCACTGCGTGAGCCTTCATCTTTTCCTTTGACCAGTACATTGCCTTCCTGAATCCATTGACATACTCAAACATTGCATAATAGCCAATTGTTTCTGCCTTTTCTCTCTCATTTTCATCTGAAATGAGATTTACTTCTATGTCTTCATTAAGTGGATCGAATCTGATTAACTCACCTTTCTTAATTGCCAGCACATTTAACTTCTTGTACTGTCCTGATCTGATTGCCAGCTGAATGTAGCCCTTGTACCCAAGCTGGAACTGTGCCACCTTTGTTCCTGTTTTGTTATCCTTGAACGGAACCATGTAATACTGTCCAAGCTGTGGACTTGGAGATAGATTAAGACTCTCTCCAAGCAATGCTGCACTTACTATTGATGAATTTTGACATTCCTGTAATGTTGGATTGTTTCCAACCGCACTTACTATTGAACTGATGAATCTCTTTCCGTTCTTTCCACCAACAACCTCATTAATCTGATTCTTTACTGCATCATTTTTCAAATATGCCGTAAAACTTGTTTCTTGTCTTTTTGCCAAACTGTTTGATACTGCCATTTCATTTCCTCCTACTGTATCTGCTCATATTTAATGTTGTTTTTCGTAAGGAACTCACCCAATGCATTGAGCTGTTTTCCTGTTCCACACACCCTGATTACTATTGTGTGTGTTTTCTCTTCCTGATTTTCTTCTGTTCTTTCTTCCTGTGCCTCTTCCTCAACAGTCTGTGAAACACTTTCCTGCTTCTGCTCCGGTTCCTTCTTTCCTGCCTCTGCAAGTTTTTCAGCTTCTGCCTTTTCTCTTGCCTGTCTTTCCTCAAGTTCTGCCTTTCTTCTTGCCTCATACTCGGCTTTTCTTCTTGCATTTTCCTCGTATGTCTGTTTAACCATCAATGCTTCTGTAATGTTGAGGGTTTCAATGTATTTCTGTTTCATTTCAAACTGATATTCACCGGTTTCAAGATCGGAAGAGCACACGTCTGAACTCCAG